GCCGGGCGAAGTATATGCGGAGCGCCTGAGCCGGGTCTTCTATGAGAACTATATCGGCTCGATCGTGGACTGGTACGCCGCAACGCTTCTGCGGCGGGAACCGGTGCTGTTGTTTGACGGTAACGACAGCGCGGCCAAGTCCTTTTACAACGTACTGTCTGAAGACTGCGACCTGAAGGGTACTAATTTCAGCGAATTCTTCCGGCAGCGGTTCGTACAGGCGCTGGTGTGCGGCGCGAGCTACCTGGTGGTGGATTTTCCGCGGACCAACGCTGCGGTGCGGACACGGGCTGAAGAAGATGCATCGGGCCGGTCACGGGCGTACCTGGTCGATTATTCCGCGGAAGAGGTCATCAACTGGAATTACGACCAAACCGGAAACCTGGAATGGGCTGTGATCCGCACAACGTGCTTGCAGCCGTCGAAGGTGACTGACGCGAAATGGGAGCGAGAAACGCGGTGGATCTATTACGACCGCGAGAAATTCCAGATTTATCGAAGGACGGGAGAGGGAAGCCCGGTGGAGCCGATTGATGAAGGGCGGCACGGGCTGGCGTCGTTGCGGCGCGTCCCACTATTCCGGCTGCAGGTGAGCGAAGGGCTCTGGCTGATGAACAAGGCAGCACTGCTCCAACTGGAGCACTTTAACAAATCCAATGCGCTGGCCTGGGCGATCACCATGAGCCTCTTCGCCACGCCGGTCGTTTACTCAGACCGGGAATGGAACCAGATCGTCGGGGAGTCCTATTACATCCAGCTGGGGCCGGAAGACCGGTTTGGTTGGACGGAACCGGAAGGGAAAGTGCATCAGATTGCAGCTGACAACCTGGTGCGTCTGAAGGACGAAATCTACCGCGTATGCTACCTGCTAACGCACGCAGGCAGCGCGAGCTCGAGCGACCCGCGCATGTCGGGACTGAGCAAGCGGATGGATTTCAGCATCACGCAGGAAGTACTGCGTGCGTACGGCGACGCAGTCAAGGATGTGATGAAGCAAGTGCTGCGGACGATAGCCGCGGCGCGGCAGGACGCGGTCAGCATCGATGTTTCCGGGCTGGACGAGTTCGATATTGACGATTTCAGCAACGAGCTGGACGACGCCAAGAAGTTGCTGGACCTGGGAATCGGCTCGGAAACGCTGCGGAAGCAGGTCTTCAAGAAGCTGGCGTTCAAGTATCTGTGCGATGCACGCCAGGAAATCAAAAATCAGGTGGCTGATGAGGTTGACCGGATGAAGTATCCGGTATAGGAGAAACATGGAAGAACCCGATGTACAAACGATCGTCCGAAGCGCGATCCAGGAGTTCGTCAATCAGCAGCAAGCGAAAAGCGAGCCGGCCGTCAAGGCGGAGCTTCAGGAAGAGCGCAAACGGCGGGAACAACTGGAACGCCGTCTGAACGAGCTGGTGGAAGAGAACACGCGCAGCCGAAAGACGGCGGAAGAAGCGGAGCGGAGCGCGGCGGTGCGCGCCGAACTGCAGCGGCTGGGCGTGGCGAAAATCGATCTGGCGTTCAAGGCAGTGCAAGACGGCATCGTGCGCGCCGAGGACGGGCGCCTGGTAGCGCGCAGCGACTCCGGCGAGATGCCGGTCAAGGAATACCTGGCTGCATTTGTGAACGAGAATCCGGAGTTTCTCCCGGCCAGAATCAGCGGCGGCACCGGAATGACAGCGACATTCAAGGCTCCCGCCTCGGGCCGGGAGTCGATCGATGTGGAAAGAATCCGCCCTGGTATGAGCGCGGAGGAGATGCAGCGAGTGCGAGAGGAGATCGTACGCGTGGCATCGCAGACCCTGCGGGGTTGTTAAAAAGTCCGCCCCTGACGGTCGCAATTCTGTGAACGGTGAGGGGGCGGAGAATCCGGCCCAGAGGCCGGCAAATCAGAGCAAGGAGAAGAAGTGGCAGCAATAACCTCAAGTAACGTCGCAAACGCGATTGTGAAGCTGGTGGCGGCGGACGCATTGCCGGTGCTGGTGGGGAACCTCGTCATGGGGAACCTGGTGAATCGCGATTACGAGCCGGTGCTGGCAAACGCCGGAGACACAGTCAACATCCCGATCCCGCCGACCATGGTGGCCAACAACATCCTCGAAGGCGGCGAGGTGCAGACGCAGAATCCGAGTCTGGGGAACGCTCAGATCGTTTTGAACACACACGCGGAGGCGACGTTCCAGATTCCGGATGTGACCAAGGTCTTGGCGGTGCCGGACCTGTTGAAGATTTACATGGAGCCGGCGGTGGCCGCGATCGCACAAAGGGTCGAGGCCGATTTGCTGAACCTCTATGCGGGTTTCACGGCTAACGCTCCCGTTGGGACGGCGGGCACGCCGATCACCGAAGGAGTGATCGACGCGGCGGAAACCGCACTGTTCCTGGCGAAAGTTCCGCCAACGGAATCCAAGTACTTCGTGGTAGATGCGGCGACATATTCGACGTGGCGGCAGATTCCGCGGTTCAGCGAGTTCCAGACGGCCGGCGACGCAGGGCTCGGAGCCATTGTTTCGGGCACGGTGGGGAAGATCAAAGACTTCTTTGTCTTCCGGTCGCAGTTCGTGCCCAAGACAGGAAGCGGCCCCGTCACCACGCACAATCTGGCATTCAGCAAGAACGCCATCGGCCTGGTGATGCGGCGCTTGCCGCAACCGCTGCCGGGAACCGGCGCCATTGCGGAATATGCCGAATTGGGAAATTTCGGCATGCGGGTGGTAATGAGCTACCAGCCGAATACGCTCGCGCAGCAGTTCACGGTGGACGTGCTGTACGGGTGCGGTGTGCTTCGCAACAACTGCGGAGTACAAGTCAACACCTAATCAAACGGTGGGGAGGTGGGGGCGGAACATCCGCCCCCGATCTAGAAACAGGCAGGAGAGAACATATGGATCTGAAGCGTTATTACCAGAAGATTCGGCAGGTCGAATCGACCATCGTGGACGCCTTTGCGGTCGTCGTGAGCCTGGAAACGCCGGACGGCGGCAAGCCGGGAACTTTGACGGAAGTGCCTCCACGAGTAGCCGCCAAGATGGTGGTGGATGGCGTCGCGAAGCTGGCGAGTGAGGAGGAGGCACAGCGGCTACGCGCCGCTCAGGCCGAGGCACAGCGCGCGGCGGAACAGGCTGCAGCGGCCAGTCGTGTTCAGCTCAGCGTGCTTCCCACTGAGGTGTTGAACCGGCTGCGAGAAGCCGCGAATCCTCCGGAAGACTAGGGTGGCCCTGATGGCTCTGTTTACAGACGGTCCTGTGTCCAGCATCGAAGATCTGACGGCACAGGACTCACAACTTTTGGACGTCGCTAGTATTGAGGGGATCGACGTCACCAGGAAAATCGCTCTGGCGCAGGAAGATGTGGGCGTGGAACTCACGGTTATGTTAGGCAATTTGAGTTTTGCCGATCAGGCGTTCTGGATGCCATCGCAACCGACACTCGGAGCTGTGGTGGTAACTCCGGCGCTCAAGCGGTGGCACAGCTTTGTGGCGTTGGAATTAGTCTATCGAGATGCGTACAACAGCCAACTGAATGACCGATACGCGGGAAAACGCGACCAGTTTCACCAGATGGCACAGTGGGCATTTGAAAAGTTGATCCAAATCGGAGTGGGCCTGGCGGCAAATCCGGTGCCGCGAGCTTCCACAGCGCGGGTTACGGCGATCCCCGGGGCGCTGGCAGACGGCACATATTTCGTCAGCATCGCTTGGATGAACGCCTTAGGTGAAGAAGGGGCCAGTTCTGTGCCCGCGGTGGCGACGATCGCAGCAAGCACATTGCAAGTACAGCCTGGGCCAGCGCCGAAAAATGCAATCAACTGGAACGTGTATATCGGGACCGAAGAAGAATCGATGATTCGTCAAAACGGATCGCCGCTCGGCGCCGGTGAAATGTGGCGCCAGGACGGAGTTCTGGCGACAGCGGGACGTGTGCCGGAAACCGGGCAGGAGCCCGCGTATCTGAAACCGCTTCCCCGGATCATCCAGAGGGGATGATGATCTCCAAAATCAGCAGCGCCGCCGCGAGCAAGGTCATTGGCCGAATGACAGGGCCGAGCGGCATGAACGCCGGACTGGCGGCCCTCACGGCGCCGGATAGTCTGCTGGCGGCTCCGATTGAGGCGGCGCAGGTTCGCGCCCAGAACGTAGCTGCGGAACTGGCGGAACGCAGCACTACCGTGCGCTACCCGGCAGTCCATGTTTATTGCGAAAAGATCGTGAACGACCTGGGCGAGAAATTCCGGAGCTTTTCGGGGAAAGTGCAGATGGCGATCGACCTGTGCCATTCGCAAGACAAGCTCAACGGGCTGCAGGAAGCGCTTGAACTCTATGCCGATTCGATCACGCAAATGTTGGATGCGGCGCGCGGCGACTGGGGAGACGGGATGTTTTACGCCGGCGGGTACGAGGTGGCGCTTGGCGCGGTGAAGCGAGGCGGTAAGAATTTCACGCAAGCAGCGAAGGTCACATTCCAGATCGGAGTGAGCAGGAGTTGAAATGAGCTCTTATATACTATCAAACGCGAACCGGTTCTACACCGAGCTGGAGAGCTCGTACGGAAGCGTCGGAGCCATCGCGGCTGCGAACCGGATCCCGGCGTTGAAGCTCACCGTCACCCACCAGCGGGAGACAGCGGACCGGAAGGACAAAACAGGGAGCAGAACCTTTTCGGGCCAGCCGAGCGGAGGGCGGCGCCGCACGGATTTCGAGTTGCGAACGTATCTTACCAGCTGGCCGAAGGCGCAGGCCGGACCGGGCTATGGGCCGCTCTTTCAAGCGGCGTTGGGGGCGGCCCCTAGCCGGTTTAGCGGCGGCACCCTCGCCTCGACCACCGGCGGCGGAAGGCTCGGGTTCGCAGGCGCCCACGGATTGAGCGTGGGCCAAGCGGTTTCCTCAGGCGGAGAGATCCGGTTTGTCTCGGCGATCGTGGATGCGACGACAGTGCAATTGAATGCGCCATTCGCTGCAGTGCCGGGTACTGGGGCGACGCTGGGGGCCGCCGTGACGTACGGGCTCGCGACCGAACTGCCGAGCGTAAGCGTGTTCGACTACTGGAGCCCGGCGACGGCGGTGCACCGGCTACTATGCGGGGCGGCTGTCGATCAGATGGAGATCGCGATCAACGGCGACTATCACGAGTTCCATTTCAGCGGCCCGGCGCAAGATGTGCTGGACACCAGCAGCTTTTCTTCCGGCACCGGCCAGCTGCAGAGTTTTCCCTCGGAGCCCGCGCTGGACGCGTTCGACTATTCGATCGTGCCGGGAAACATGGGGCAGGCGTGGCTTGGTACGTCTCCCGCTCAGTTTTTCACAATCACAAACGCGTCGGTGGTTTTAAAGAACGGGTTGAGCACGCGGGCACGGGAGTTTGGCTCGAGCCTGCCCCGCGCGATTTCTCCGGGGCCTCGGGTGGTCACGGCGGCATTCGACTTGTACGGTCTTGATGACGACGCCACGAAGGGGTTGTACCAGGCGGCCCGGCAGCAATCGCCAATCACGGTGATGTTTCAACTGGGTGAGCTGGAGGGACAGGTCATGGCCGTCCACCTCAAGAGCGTAATTCCGGAAGTGCCGGAATTCGATGACAGCGAGAACCGGCTGCAGTGGCGGTTCCGCGCATCGCAGGCGCAGGGGACGGTGGACGATGAGATCGCGGTGGCATTCGGATGACGATGACTTATGAAAGCGTAATGTTGGTGGAGTCGCGAATTGCGCCGGGAGTGACGTTCAGGGTCGCGAAGATGTCTTACGGACGGCGCACCGAGTTGATGCGGCGAATTCGCGAGCTCTCGCGGCACATGGAATTTCTCGAGGCCGGCAAGGAGCCGGCTGACAAAATGGATGCGGCGCTCGCGGAAGCGGAGATCGGCCGGCTGTACGTGAGCTGGGGCCTCCGGGGCGTCTCGGGATTGGTCGTGGATGGGGCTGAAGCGACTCCAGAGCTCTTGGCGGAGAGCGGCCCGGAGGATCTTTTTCGTGAGGCGCTGGCGGCCGTGCAGTTGCAGGCCGGCCTCACCCAGGAAGAACGAAAAAACTAATCGTCGCCTTCCATTTTCAATTTTCAAATCAGGACGGTTGGAAGTGCGAGACGTGCCGGAAATCCGGCCTGGAGAGGAAGAGGCGCTGCGGCTGGCTGGGACTTCGGGAAGAACCGAAGACGGCACCGGTATGGGCCCGCAAAGGCGTCGCGCTTGGAGTTTGTCCGAAGTCGTATATCACGGCAGAGAGCATTGCGTTGCTTAATGAATACTCCGTGAGCCGGCGCCTGGGCAGAACCGACATATCACGACTGAGTGGGCGGCAAGTAGATGCGTTCCTGATCCTGGAGGAAGCAGTCGCAGCGGAAATCAGAGATGGCCAGCAGAACACAAGAAACAATCTTTAACAGCTTTCAAGCGCTTGCGAGCGGGGGCTCGGTAGCAACGGCGCTCGAGCACACAGCTACGCAAATCGGCGCACTCACGGCTGTTACGACCGGCAGTTCCCAGAGCACGGGAAATGCAGTGGTGTCGGC